TGGTTTAGTTTTTAGAACTTGAAAAGAATCTATAGTTGGCATGTAATCCACACCATCTATGCCATATTTAAGAGTTTTACATATCGCTGAATTACAATGATTTTTTAAAGGTGCGTCTGTGCATTTGTATTGATAATCTTTTTTTTCATATTGTGTAATTAGTGCCTGAACCTCTCTTGCAGGTAATGTCTGATTAAATCCTTCATTACGTTCCCAAACTTCTTTTTGCCAGCCCTCAGGGTTTCTTTTCTTAGCTAATGTTGCAAAACCAGTTAGTGCATTGTTTCTAAAACCATCAGCACAGCCATTTCTAATTAAAGCTTGTAAACATGGTGGAAATTGATCAAACTCTTCTTCAACAGGAAAACCATCAGATGCAATAACAATTCCATGAAATTGCTTGAGATTAATTCTGTATTTTTGCACCCAATCAAAAAACTCTGAAATAGGAACACCCATACCATTATCATAAATTGCATGCCTTGTTGTTCTTGCAGCTTGTTGATAAGGAATGTTAAGCCAGTTACCAAGATCATTTTTATGGACCATAATCTTTCTTTGTTTAGGAAATATCTCACAACCTGATAAACCAAGATCTGCTGCTAACTCATGCAGTTTATCAATCATATCAGATGCACTGACTAACTCACTTGTATGTAAAAATAAATGTAGCCCACCAGACTTAGATCTGTAAGGCACTAATGGATAATTTTTTTTTCTAAAATCTTTTATTAAATTTTTAAAATCTATGTCGTATTTATCTACGTCTATGCACCCCCAAGTGCACATGTTATCGGATCTTATAGGAATAATACCTAAATTTATTTCACCGTTTAAATGTCTTTGAAATAATTCGTTAGTGACAGGGCCACGTTTAGTTGTGGCCCTACCCCTTTCTTTACCGGTCTTATGATCTCGCTCTCCGTTGAGATAATATTCTCCGTAAGCTACATCAAGTCCGCAAAACAGCTCCTTGAATTTGTCTAACATTAGAACGGTGTGCCAGTTGGTCTTCCTTCATTGTTAGTTGCATCGGCTACTGGTTTCGCGGTCGGTGTGTCGTTCTCATACTTCACATTAACATTACCTTTGTGACAGCTATCATAGAAAGCCATGGCAGCATCAAGTGTCATTTGATTCTCCACGTCACCTATGTGAGCTATCTTCCAACCATACCAAGAACCTTTTGCATTTTTTTCAAGAACAGTTGTAAGCAGATATCTCTGCGTGAACATACCAGGTGTATAAAAACCTCGACCGTCAGATCGCTTGATCTTTATACTTCTCATCATGGAATTCCACATCTTAGACTTCTTTCTTTGAGTAGCCTTCATGCTCATCAAAGCAGTCTCTTGAGGTGTACCATTCTCAACTCTTAACACAAAATGTGATGCAGTTTCTTGAACATAATTACCATTTGGTAATCTGTCTAAGTTCTGATCATCTCTTGTAGTTTGTGATAGAATATCAGAGTCAGCAGGATATGTATTGACTGGAGCGTTTGCACCCTCTTGTCTATCAGGCCATTCTAAGTATTCTAACTTATAATAACAAGGCACAATCTCAATACCCTTCTGACCATCAAATAAATCTTTGGTCACACTATTGAAGATCATTCCAGGTCTAGCATCTGCTATAAACTCTGGATCGCCTTGTGTTACTTGAGGAGACAATTGACCAAGCACTTTTAAAAATGGTAGAGCTAAGTCTTTTGCACCCATGTTCTCAAAACCTTTTTCACCAAGGTCTTCAGCCACACTGGCTATACTAAACGATTGTTTAGGAGCCACTTGTTTTTGTTTTCCGTTCGCCATTATATTTTCTCTTTCGTCTTTAGTTTAGTTCTATTAGCTACATAGATGTTAAACAAATCAGCAGGCACTGTCACACCTTTTTCGATTTGTTCACGTGCCCACTGCTTAAGTTGCATCGCGTTCACTTCTTGTTTTTGAACGGGTCTATGTCCTGCCTCCTTCAAAAGCTCCAGAACCTGTTGAGCTTTTGCATCATCACCAGCAGTAAAAGATACACCTACATTGTTACGTATCAAATCTGCGTGATTATTATCACGTAAATATTTGAACGCTTCTTCTTGTCTATCTTTTGATATTCTAGCACCATAAAACGGTGTTATTTTTACTGATGTGCCGTTGGCCAAGTCTAACGATGTTACGCCAGCTTCCTGTAGTAGATTAGGAATAGTTTCCTCAGATAAAAACAAAGCATCTTTTTTAGCTTTTTTTAGCTGCTCTTCGATGTTCGCTATCTCTTTTTCTTTTTCCTGAAGTTCTACACACTTCGCTGAAATCGTTTTGACTTGTTCGTCTGACGCTTCCATTTTGAAAGCACCAGACACTTGTTGTATGTCTAGTTTATTTGCCATAATCGACCTCCACGGATACAAATAAACTATTGATTTTTATTGTCAAGTATTTTATTACCATGGGAGATGGTAACTAAATATAATTTTAAGACTGAGCCTTTTGCTCATCAAAAAGAAGCATTAACAGAATGTTGGGATAAGAAAAGTTACGCACTATTTATGGAAATGGGTACTGGCAAAACAAAAGTCTTGTTAGATAACATTGGTGCTTTAAGATCACAGAACATGATAAACGGTGCATTAATAATAGCACCTAAGTCAGTATATACCGTGTGGTATAACACAGAAATACCTAAACATTTAAACGTAGAATACGACATGATGTTGTGGAAAAGCACCACTGTAAGACAAAAGCTTGTAGATTTTATGTTGAAGCCTGCAATAAAATTAAAGATTTTTGTTATTAATGTTGAAGCTTTATCAGGAGAAAAGGGTATCTTTTGGGCAGAAGAATTTTGTAAAAGAAACAATGTTTTAATCGCTGTAGACGAATCAACATGTGTAAAAAACTATCAAGCAAAAAGAACTAAAAATATTATTAAACTTAGAAAGTATTCATCATATAGAAGGATATTGTCAGGATTTCCTACACCTAAAAATCCATTAGATCTTTACACGCAATGTAATTTTTTAGATCCGAAACACCTTGGATTTAATTCAATAGTTGCTTTCAGAAATAGATATTGTCACTTTGAAACTCTATATCTAGGTGGTAGACAAATTAATGTTCCAGTTGGTTTTACTAACCTTGCGGAGATAGAAGCTAAACTAAAAAACTTTGCATATAGAAAAACTAAAAAAGAATGTTTGGATCTGCCAGATAAACTTTATGTTAAAAGAGGTATACCTTTAACTGATGAACAAAAAAATTTATATAGAGATATTAGGACACAAGCTAGAGCGAATTTAAAAGGCAAAGAACTTACTGTAACAAATGTAGTTACAGAAATACTTAGATTACATCAAATAACTTGTGGTTATTTTAAAAGTAGAGAAGGTGAAATTCAAGATGTTAAAAATAATAGATTAGATACACTGATAGAAATATGTGAAGAAACTGATCAAAAAATTATTATCTGGGCAACTTATGTTTACAACATTGAACAAATCAAAAAAGCTTTGGAAAAAAAATTTGGTGTTGAATCTGTTGTAACATTTTATGGGCAAACAACATCTGATCAAAGAACAGAAGCAATAGAAAGATTTCAAAATGATCCTAAGTGTAGATTTTTTATTGGTAATCCCTCTACAGGTGGTATGGGTATTACGCTAACTGCTGCTGGTATAGTTGTATATTTTTCTAATAGTTATAATGCAGAGCATAGAGTTCAGTCAGAAGACAGAGCTCATAGGATAGGTCAGAATCAAAAAGTAACATATATTGATTTCGTTGCAGAAAAAACAATTGATGAAAAAATATTACAAGCTTTGGATACTAAATTTAAACTTTCTGCGAAGACTCTTGGCGAGGTTGTCCGTGATTGGTTTTAAAATCGTCTAGTCTTTTCCACCACTTATCTTTATACTCATCAAGTTTACTACCGCTTATATCAAACTCTTGAAACACTAAGCCAGTTGAAGCCATTAAAATAGTACCACCATTTATCTCACCATACTCTTTTTCGTGAGCGCATATGTAAGCAGCTAATTGAAGATAGTAATCTTCTATCCATTCTTCTCGTTTGGGTTTATTTGTCTGTTTGAAGTCCAAAATTGTAGGCTTTTGTTTGTATAATCCAATACAGTCAATAGTTCCTGCATATTCACCTGGATATATTATATTTTGTTCAATACCCCATATTTCATCTAAATATATAAAACCTTTAGATATTATTAAATTTGCCATTTTATGGGCTATAGGAGCATCGTGGGCAGGCGTATCGAACTTATTTGAGTGTACGTACCTTTCTAACATTTCGTGCATCTCAGAGCCTCTAGCAGCAGCTTCTTTCATTATTCTTTGTGCTTCTGCCTCTCCGACTCGCTCTCTCCAAGCCTTAATTCCGTCAGATTCTACTTTGGTTTTTGATAATATAGTTGTTACCGATGGTAGTTTTTCCTTACCATCTAGATAAACTCTTCGTCCCCGGTCCGTTGTCCGAGTGTATTGTTTATAGTTATATTTGCTGACGACCTTCACAAATGAAGTCGTATCATAATGGTGTGTTAAGTAAAGAAAAAACTAATGTGCATAGACCGATTATTACTCCACCTGCTATACCAATTAATATTCTTTCAATTCTAGTAACTTGTGATTGTAAATCAGATATTTTATCATGAGTTTGTTTCTGCATGATTCGACATAATTTTTCATGATTATCAATTCTATTATGTGCTAACTCAGCTGTCTTAGGCATTTCTTGGACCCTTTCTAGATGCTATTAAATTACCAACAGGATCAAAAGGGAATAAAGCAGAGTAATCAATAGGTGTAACTCCAGGTCCAGGTATTCTTAAACCTTGTTGTCTAGGTAATGTTGTTGGTGTTATAGGAGCATCATCTGGTAATTGATTTAATGCAGCAGTCATCATTTGTTCTTCTTCTTGATTAGCTGGCATACCACCTATTCTTGCAAACAAATCATCAGGTGGTGGTAAATCATTCAAACTTGCTAGATATTCATCATTAGTCATAGGTGGAAAAAGATTGTCTTGTTCTTCTTTTTCCATATTTAAATCTTTTAACGATGTAACAGGTGTGTTTGAATTTCTAAAAAACTCATGCATGTCCATCATAGATATGTCACTTGCATCATATTCTTTACCTGTTTCAGGTCTTAAAAAATAATTTCCTAATTTAGCTAATGAAAATCTTGTTTGAGTTGAGAAAGCTCCGTATTTACCAGGTGCCTCTAAAAAGTTTTTAAACTCACTATTTATTACATCCATGGCTTTTGGATTTGATAAAATCTTATTTGCATATCTACCCATAAGTAACATTAAAAATGTAGGTAAAACTCCCATACCATAAAAAGATCCAGTGGCACCTCCTGTTAAAACTAATCTTCTCGCTAAAAATGTAGAGGGATCTGGCACTACATATGATTTAACTGAATCCATGTATGTTAAAAGTTCATCGTATTGTTTCAACATTTTATTTGCTTTTTGTGGTCCGAAAATAATTCTAAATTGTGTAGCTGCTGCTTCGTTTGGTAATACTAATTTTCTAAATATATCTGGTTCAAATCTTAAATTACCTTTTTCTATATTTCTTATAGGTAATCCATTTGGACCTTGAAGTTCGTCTAAATTTTTATATATGCCAGAGGACTGAGCTTGCGCTGATTCTCTAGACAATAATTGTTTAATCCAAGTTTGAAAATTATCTTTTTCTATTTCTCTAAAAGATAATTGATAGGCATCGCCAACATGTGCTCCCCATAAATCTTCTAATGTTTTATTACCTTCTTTACTGCCCTTTTTTACAAGTTCAGGTTTATAAATTGTTGCACCTGTAGGATCAGTTATAGCTTTCACTTTATAAACATCTGCATCTAGTAATTTTTGTAAATCTGTTACAGCGTCAAAACTAAATCCACTTTTGAGTTGTAAAATATTTCTACTTAAAGTTTTTAATATTTGATCTTTTTCTAATGATCCAGCATCTACAAAACCTTGAATTTGTTTAAGTGATAAAGCATTCTCATCAAACCTAGATGCAATTCTTGCAGTCCTTGATTCAAATGTTTTGACATTGTTTGCATAAAAGCTAAATGCATCTTCTATCGCCTCTTTTATTTGTTTCTTTTCATTATTACCCAATCCTGTTTGCCCCATTGTAGATTTAACTTCAGCCTGAACTGCGTCTCCAGTTTTTGTAATGACATCTAAATTTTGTACAGGAAATCTTAACGATATTTCTCTTCCAACATCAAGATTTGCTCTAGCAAAATCTTGTTCTAATGCTGTTTGAAGTTTTGTATAAATTGCAACTTGCGGATCATTTTTAAACATTTGAGATGTAGATTGATTCAATAAAGTTCTTAATTCAATATACTCTGTAATAGATATTGGTCTATTGGCACCAACTAATTTTTTATAAGAGTCAATAAAATTTCCTAACGGTGTTTTTAAAGCTTCTACTTGTGTAAATGCTAATTTAACCTCTGGTGGTGTAAGAGCGTCTCTTTCCATGGCTCTTAATAATTTACCAACCTCTGTTAAATCTATAAATCTTGGGTCACCAAAACTTTTAGCAAGATCAATTGCTCTGTTAAAGTTAATATCATTCATTTGTCTAAAATTTGCGTATCTTTTTAATATCTGATTACCTGCCTTTTCTGAAGCTGCAGCAGCAGTCGCTAAATGCATGCCAGGTTCTATGTTAAAAGCTTTTTGTGACATTTGATTGAATTTGTTTATAGCGTCTAGTTGTGCTTTAGCAGCTGGTCCTCCAACAATTGGTAATTGTCCAAAAACTCTATTTATAGTTTTTAAAACTTTACCGCCCACAGTTTTAGGATCTGCTAACATAATGTAAGTTGCATCTAAATTATTAGTTTTTGCTATATTAGCTAATGCTCTTGAATACTCTGTTTCTAGTCCAAATCCTTTTCTAAGAAGATAAGCAGAGCCTGACATCAAGGGTCCTAACAATTCTGCTCCTGCGTTAAAAGTTAAACCATATCTCAAATCATCTAATGATCTTACTAATTGATTATTACCCATCATCTCTTTGTAAGTTTTATCACCCACCTTACCTTTTAGGTCCATTAGATCTCTTACGATTTCATCAGCAGCATCATAAGCTAAAGCTCCACCGACATAACCTGTCGTTCCCGCAGTAACAGATCTTAATGCTTGTGATGCAGCTAATCCACCTTTACCTTGTGTCATTGCACCAATTTGTTTTAAGCCAGTTACAAACTTATTTAGAGTAGGGTTTTTAAAAGTTGATTTAATTTTTGCCAATTCTTGTGCACCTTTACTAGGGTTTAAAAATAATTGTGCTAATCTTTTTCTATCCATTAACAACTGCGCCATCAACAAACCAATATCTGTGTATGTTGCAACTTTATTTCTATTTAATTTATCAGCCGTCATGGCTTTGATTGGATCAGCGTATAAATTTTTTTCTTTGGCTACTTCTTCTCTAGCCTCTAGTTGTTCCTTTTCTAATGTATCTAAGGGTTTTGTTTCAATTATTCCTTTTTTCTGTAGCTTATCTATAAATAATCTTTGAACAGCATTTAACTGTCTTAAATCTAATCTATTACTATTAAGTATATTTTCTAATTCTTTTACGTTCATTACCCTGACTGTGCTCCCATATATTCTACGTCTTGGTTTATAATTTCTAACTCACCAAAATTTAATTTATCTAATAAATCATCTAAACTTGTGTAACCATCTAATGCTTGTGCTATAAATTGATCTAGTGATTCATCTATTCTTTTTCTTTTAGCAGCGTCACCTTCAACTTGAAATCTTAACTGATTAATCTGAGCGTCTGATACACCAATACTATCTGCAAATTCAATTTTATCTCTTAAAGCTTCTTGTAATTGATCTTGTAATTCTTTGTATGCAAAAATAATATCAGTGGGTGAACCTAATAACTTAAAGTTTTCAGTTATTTCTTCAGCTCTTCTAATATCCTGCACAGCCAATCTGTCTTTGTTTTTTAAAATATTTGCTAATGCGTATGAAGTAAATAATTGAATTGATCTTATTTTAGCTTGTTGTTCTAAAGTTGATTCTGATCCTTGAACTCCTCTTAATTCTTTCATTTGTTTTTCAAAAAATTTGTTGCCTGCCTCAAGAACTTTATTAAATTCATCATCACTCGAATATAAACTTCTGTTAGCAGCCATTGTATTTCCAAAATGTTGTTGAGCTAAATTTAAATCAGCTCTTAACTCAGAAAAATCTAGTTTACCCGCATAAGCTTTTGCAATATCTCCGATTCTCAATATTGCTCTTTTTACAGTACCAGGTGAACCCGTTATACTTGGATCTCTAGTTATAATATCCAATACCTCTCTTGCACCGTTTACGGCTCTAGAGTACATTCTTATTTCACTAATAATTTCCTGTTTTTGTTTTGCATCAGGAAATTTCATAGTTGTAATAATTCTGCCATTAACTATCTTCTCTCTTGGATTCTGACCATTTGGATCTGTTACAGTAACTATTGCGTTACCATCGCTGTCGTATCTGAGAGGCCCTTTTCTTCTTTCTCCATTTTCATCAAGAAAAACTGCTAATCCTTCTATCTTACCTCTTTTGTAATCGCTTTTTTGTTTTTTTGCTCTAGCGTTAATTAAAGCTTTTTTAAGTTCTCTTTCATCTTCACGTCTTTGCTCTTCAAGAGCAATTGCCATTGGTATTGTAGCTTTTCCAGCTTGGCCTAAGACATCGATAAAACCTTTAAAACCTGGTTGATCAGTTCTACCGGTTACTAAGTTAGCTGCTAATTGTAATAATAATAAATTTTTTGATTTTTTACTTTCAGGTCCCATGATATCTCTTACCTGAGCATCTAATGCTAATGCCTCAGCGGATCTACCGCTTTTTAAAATTTCTGCAAAATAATTATCATAATAAGTTTGATCAGCTGTAGAATTTTGATTACTTCTATTCGTGTACTCAGTATCTATTTCTTCATCAGTTGCATCTACAACTGGTCCGTCAGGCGGGTTTGATGAGTCTTCTGTAATTTGTTCATTATTAGTAACACCTTTCTCAGGTCCTGGCGTAGATAAAAAACCATCATTTGCATCTGCGTCTCTTACAATATTACCACCGTCTTTAGGTAAAGTGATACCGGTGTTGTCTTGAATTCTATCTATAACACTGTTGGCTAATACATTAGTGCCGGGTTCAATGGGTACAGATCCATCAGCCACTTCAGTTATATCTGTAGCTAATTTTTTTTGTGCATCCACTAAAGGACTTATTCCTAATTCTTGTAAAGTTACTGATTTACCATCAGCTAAATTATTTTGATTTCTACTATTTATTTTATCTATTATTGTTTGCGCATCTATAGCAGGACCGGCTTCTTTCGCCATTCTCTCTGCATATTCTCTATCAAAATCTGAGCCTGGAAAATTTGACATAAAGTTTGATATTGTTGGGTTTTGTGCTGCATAACTTAACCCGTATAAACCTAACATGTATGGATTTCTTAATCCTAAAAATTTTCCAGTCTTACTTATAGGTGTTCTTATAGCTCCAGGTAAAGCAGCGTATCTTTGTTGTAAACCTAATTTAGAAAATAAAGGAGCTTGATTAAATACTTGAGGTACATTTGGTGAGCTTGGCGGTAATGGTAAAGATTTAATACCACCTCCGTTACTTAATTTTTTGCTTGTTACTTTTCTTCTTAATTTATTTATCACGTCTAGTTACCCCCTAAACGCTGCGTAAGCTCCTAAACCAGTTCCAATAGCTTGACCTAAAGGACTTGGTTGTGGTGCAGTAGATTGAGTTAATCTTGCTTGAGATGCACTTGGCACTCCAGATTGTATATCAGATACAAAAGCAACTCTTTGAAAAGGTTCTTGAATTTTTTGAAGTTCTGTTTGTCTTGCTGCTTCTAGTTCCGCTTGAGCTATACCTCTTTGCAATCCACCAGTGCCCGTCAGCCCTGCTAGTTGTTGTTCTCTTTGCTGTAGTTGTTGACCAGCTAAAGCACCTAAACCTTGTGCTCTATTTAAAGCAGTCTCAACACCTAAAGATCTTTGAGTTTGTAATTCTCCTAATGCTGATTGAAATCCAGAACCATATATAGAACCTAATTGGTCAGCTTTACCTCTTTGTAATTCTGCTATTCCAATACCTTCTCTACCACCTCCAAAGTTTCCTGAGGCAACAGCTTTTGCAGCAAGATCTCTTTCTTTTTGTAAATAATCTTCACTTACTCTGTTCACCACGTTTTGAATAAATGGGTTCATGGCTGCTTGTACGTTTTGAGCTGTAAATTGTTGACCTGCAATTGTTTGAGCGTCAGTTAAAGCTGAAGCTGAGTCTGCAATCATTTGTGCACCTGCAGGACCTGACCTTGCTAATGTTAATGCCTCTGTTTCAGCAGTTGACATTGGTGCAATTTTAAATTCAGGAGGTGTAGTTTTTCTTTGTGCTAATTCTTTAGCAGCATCCATTAAACCTAATCTTCTTGCTTCTATCTCAGGAGCCTCTCTAATAGTTTGAACTTGTGTGGTGTTTGCAGGTACATTTCCTCCACCACCTCCGCCTCCGCTACTCATGCTCGACCTCCTATAAATTTATCTAATTGCACGTGTGATTTTTTATAACCTTGTTTACTTAAAATTTTTTCCCAACCTGGTCTAGTATAAAACTCCATTTTTGTTACTCCCTCACCCTTAGCCCAAGATTCTATTGGTTGTATTAAATGTGTCCACTTTTCCATGTTCTCTCCTGTTAATATCCTAAAGTTTAAAGTTTTGTACTTTGGATATTGTGTAATTTCTGTGACTCCAACTGCGTAGACTTTTCTATCTTCTTCTTCCCACGCAATCCAAAGCTGCATAAGATTTTGTTTAATCCTGTCTTTAATGTCTTGATGATCAGCATAACCGCCAGATCTATCAAGAGACTTTTGTATATAGTCTTCAACAAAAACCCAAACTTTATCAATTTCTTCTTCCTTCCATACCCTGAACAAATCCATTAAGAAGACATTCTTTTAGCTAACTTATCAAAGTCTGCCATCTGTTTATAAAAAAATCTTGCTCCTAATGTTCTTTGTTCTTGTTTATCTTTTGGATTAGCACCCATCGCTATGCCTGCTCCTCTAACAGCTTTCGATTTTGTAACAAATTCTCCATCTGCTAATTGAGCTAACATTGTATCTTTTTCTTCATTGCCTTTACCAGCTTCATCTACAACTAATTTACCTGATGTTCTTTTATAATTTGCTGTATTGTTTTCATCTGTATTCGTTTTGCTTGGTAATTTATCAACTAAAGCTCCGTCTTTTGCCATCATCATTGGTTGAAACATTTCTCTTGGTGTAATACTTGGTCTACCCATTGGTGGAGGTATCATTTCCATCTCTTCAGCAGTAGATGCCTCTACTGATTCTATTGGCATATTACTAGCTCTGCCACCCATTTGTAATGACATTATTCCGCCAGCTTTTTTACTTTCTTTATCAGCAAGATATTTATCTAAAGCATCTTTTTCCTCTTGTGTTGGTCTATAACCTTCCATCATTATTTTTTTAAAAATTTCTGCTGGATCTAAATCAATATTTTTTACAGGACCACCCTCATCAAGAGATGCAATACCACCTTTTTTCATATTACTATAAGGTGATCCTTCTGGATATTTACTGTAATCTATTGGATCAATATCTGGATCATCATAAGGCATAAACATGCTTGGATCTGCTGCATAAAATCTATTGTATCCTGGATATTTTGGATCGTCTGGTTTTTTTGGATCAAATGCACCAAGACCATATAAAGCACCAGCTCCACCTAACGCTGCTAATCCTATTCTAACAGGATCGGCTTCTCTTCTTGTCATCGTGCTTCCATCTGCACCTCTATAAGTAACATCTCTTTTAAAGAAATCTGCTGTCTTTTCAAAACCTTCACCAGCTCTTTGAAATATATTTTTTTGATCGATTGTTGGTTTCTTAGGTGGGATTATCACGCTTGATTTAACTGGTGATGAGTCTGCTGTGGTAATATTAGAAAAATTCATTCCTGTTGCAGGAGTTTTACCTCCTGGTAAAAAATTACCTGTACCAAGCGCTTGCATGGTCAAAGCCTGCATAGCTGTGTCTCCAAAAGAGTCTTTAAATAACTTAGAACCTCGTTTTCCTTGTAATGCCCCTATGCCAGTATTAATGGCATACATCATGGCTAGTTGTGTGACTGGATCCATATTTCTCCTGTAATACGTATTTAGGACAATTTACTTAATTTTTTCGCCTTCGTCAATAAACCTTCCACGATAACTATAGTCTCCGTGGTGAGTTATGTAAGCGTCAACATTAGCGTAGATCTTACCCCCAATGTCTGTCCATCTTTTACAGAATGCAAAGTCCTCACCCATAAAGGTGCCTTTTTCTTTATCGAATTCAGTGTCCCAAAAGTTCCAAAAATGCTCTGTTTCTCGCATTTGTTGGTTTAACATGGTTTGTTGTTTAATTTTCATATCAGGGTAAGCCTTTGCCATTCTTTCAAAAACTTCTCTTTTAATTAACATAAACCCAGCAGGACCTCTTTTAATCTCAGTTATACCATCTTTACAATCAATGTTTTCTTGATCAATAAAAGCCATTGGAAAATAAAATCCGCACTTACTAATATGCCTGCCTGACTTTTGACTAATATTAGTTGCCTTATCCCAGTCAATAACTTTCATAGGATATGGTGTTAAAATTATGTCTTTATCAGCTTTCAGCATTGTCAATAATGATGTTTCATCAAACTCTATATCTGTATCTACAAACAACATATGTGTGCAATTTGATTTCATAAAAGCTGCAGTGCAAAGATTTCTACCTTGAGTAACGATAGAAGATTGTATTAAATGGAACGTAACAGGTATCTTATGTCTTTGTAGAAGTGCTTGTAATTCAAGTGTCGCTCGAACATAATGAATATCAACACCACCATGACAAGGAGAAGTAAAAAATAATCTTATCTGATTGTCTTTTTTACTCCAGTCCAATACTTCATTTCCTTTATCAGTATTTTGTCCAAAAATAGTTTTTTCATTTATTAAACTTTTATCGTCTATTCTATGCATAACCTTTTTGTTTTAATAATTGATCTAATAAACTTTCCCATTCTTTTACCCGCACATCCCAATTATAGAATGTTCTATAATATTTCATTTGATCAACAAGCTTTTCATGAAGTATTGGCTCGTGATAATTATCAGCTACAAACTCTATAACCGCTTTAAACTTTTTAGCTAATGTGTACATGTTTGTTTCGTAATTTACATAGTGTGCGTACTCAGCACAGGTTTCGTAGAGTGCACCAAAATTAGTTACGATTGCCATGTTACCGGCTGCCATTGCTTCTATTGCAGATATACAAAATGTTTCTTCCCATATTGAAGGATATGCGTAAATGTGTGTATCTTGCATAGCGTTTATGACTTGTAAATTTGGTGTGTATCCCATATTGTTCACATTTTTTAAGCTATCTATTTTGTCAAACATCGGTTTAAATTGTTTTTTATTTTGTAAATCAAAAGCATCACCATAAATTTTAGTTGAGCTATATACGTCTAAAGTAATATCATCTCTTTCAATAAGCTCCATAGCGCCTAATAAAACATTAAGACCCCTCCACGGTGTAGATGTGTGTATTAATTTTATAGGATCACCTTTATTAAACTTCTTTTTAGGTCTCCAATTAATATCAGGCAATGCATTTTTTATGACACAACACTTATGTGTAGGTAATCCAAATGCATATCTAAATTTTTCATATGTCCAATGTGAATTAAAAACATACCAATCATACTTTCTATGGTTTTCTTTTTCAGAAAACCATGGAGCAATGTTTGGTTGATCGTAAGAATTTTTTTGCCATAAAATACTTATCTTATCTGGATCAATTGGTTCCTTTTCAGGCACTGATGTTGTTATTTGAAATTTTTTAAAATACGAAGGATCTAATCTTTTTTCTAATTCTGCGTATTGTAGCTCTGTTCCACCTTTAGCTTCCATTAAACCTTCTTATGTGTTCTTCTTATTGCGTTTTTTCCTTGTCTAAATATTGATGCTACTTGAGTTTTACCCATTACTTTAGCTCTTTGTTCACCAACAGTTAATATTTGTATCTTTCTTGCAAAAGGTTTATTTACTTTTTTAACTTTTGCAACAGTTTTTCTTGCATCTGCAGGTGTTTTAAATTTAATTCCTACTGTATCACTCGGGTTTTCGTCAGTATATAACCTTCTTCCACTACCTTTAGGTTTTTTACCAGTCCCTTTTTTTGGATCTGCCATTACTTTAAAGGTTTCTTTCCAAAAACATCAAACCCTTTTGGAACTATTATTTTTACATCAACCCTTATATCTTTTTTATCTTCAGCTTCAGCGTAAGCTTCTTCTTGTGTTTTATAAATTTTACCTGTTTTCATATTTGTAATTGTCTCTTCAGACTCACATTTAATTTTAGGTATTTTTTCACCATTGATAATAGCAAAGTCACTCATGTTCTATCCTGTTCTAATATTGCAACAACACCAGTTATCATATTTGAGTGTGCAGCTGTTATATTTAATGAGTCATTTTCTTCAAATACTTTAACACCAGTGAGTAAATCTGATGTTTTACCAGTTGCCATGTTTCGTCTTGAAAAATTAAATGTAGCTGATGCTGAATTATCTGTGATGCTAGCAGTAACAAGAACACTACCAGAACTAACATTTAAAACTTGAACACTTTTTATCATAGCCACGTTTTCAGCAGGACATGTATATACAGACACTGCATTTGTTGTGTTTAAATTAAATTGTCTATTTACGAATTTATTAGCCATGACGACCTTGTCTATTGTATTTCTTATAATCTCTTTTCTCTGATTTTGAAAGTCTTTTTTTGTGTCTTCGTGGGCGTTTTTTAGGCTTTGGCCTTGGTACGAAGTTTACAAATTTTCTTTTAGCCATTAATCATTAATGAAAAATGACACTGCTTCAACATCATCTTTGATATCCTCTGGATAAGTTGTGTTAAGTTTTTGAACAACATTATTAATATCTCTACCAAATTGATTTAAGTTTTCTGGACTGTATTGCGGTGTCGCTTGTGCAACAATTTGATTTACTTTTGCCATTATCTTCTACCTCCTATATGTATGTCAGCTCTAAAAGTTCCGTATCTCCATGTTTGACCCGAGCCTGTATTTGCTATTTTAAAAGATGCAGCTCTGCCTCTTGTCCTTGTAAACACTTGCGTTGTTGATGAGTTTACCGTAAATGGTCCAGTTATTAAAGGTCCACTAGAAGATGATGACCTTGAATCAGTTGGAAAGTCTCTTAATTGAATTGTTACTTCTGCATCTCCAGTTTGATTTTTAAAATCAGGAATAAATCTACTTATTCTTAACATAAATTCCCCATCGCCAGCAATGCCTCTTTGATCTAAATCAAAATCACCAGACACAATATTTGCAGGAATTGCCGTAGTGCCTGCTGTAGTAATTTGATCTGTACCAACTTCGTGTGCATAATATGTTGTGGCTCCTGCCGATACTCCACTTATAGATCCTTGTGTTGGTATAGCTGACTGATTGAAAGCTGTAGCATAAGGTTTACTATATACACCTTGATCGACCCAAGTAGTTCTTGGAAACAATGAATTATCATTTGTTGTCCAAACACCACCAGGTATGCCTTGACCGTCTCTTGTATTGTAGGTTACAGATCTATTAATAAAATTTGAATTTGAAGCTGGAAAAAACCAAGTAATCTCATTAAACTTATCATTGACTCCAGCATGCACAATGAGTTCAGAATCATTATTTAAATTACCAAATACATCATCTTCGACTAAACAAGGTAATTTTTTTACAGCTGCACCATCAAAGTAAAAGAAACTATCTTCTGACATCCAATAAATAATACCATCAACCTCTATGGCTGCGTGTTGTCCAATCAATCCACAGTTAGTACCAACCTGTTCAAAACCAAATGTAAAAGGTGGACCAATAAATCTCATTGTAAATAGAGCTGTATCAGACCAGATATAATTACCATTTCTACCTCGTAGAGCACCAATAATTTTTGATCCATCAGCTAATCTTTGAGTGCCAGCTGTGTTAGTGGCTGTAGGAGTATATGTATTTATATCTTCTTGATTAGAAAATCTAATAAACATATCATCTTGTGTATTAGGCGTTCCAATACTAGTTTCAGTTCCAAAGAAAACTAAGTGTCTATCTGGTGTAGATACTAATAAATCTCTTGATGCAGTAGGAGCTCCTGAAACTAAAGTAGCTCTCAAAGGGGTACTTATTGCACCAGTAGCAGATGGATCCCACTCAACTGCCACACTATCAAATATTAAAGCAATTAGTTTTTGTCCAAAGTTTGTAAGTCTCCATTGTCCAGGTTCAATATCTACTCCTAATCCACTAGCTTGACCCCAAGGCACAAAATTAGTTGCATCTGTTACTAAAGAACCATCAGCATGTGTGGCATCAGTCGTGCCTTGTGCACCTCTGCCTAAAGTTTGTAAGACATTACCAGCTTTATTAGCATATGTAATTAATTCTGTTCCTATTAAAACAGTTCCTGAATTAGGAAAACTTGTAGCATTTGTTAAAGTTACAGATGTAGTATGACCTGCAGCAAGAACACCACCATTATTCATAGTTGTTGTTGCTGGGTTTAGTGTTGTACCACTCCAATACCCTGTACCCCAACCAAAGCCAGGAACTTGTGTTTTATTACCAACGACAAAATAAAAATCCAAGGTTGCAGTTCCGGTTGTCGAAAATGCAGTTGATGCTCCCTCTGTTTTAGGCATTTGTATAGTAAAAGATGTTGTTGTAGGAGTTGTTTTAACTTCAAATGTAGCTGTAAAATCTGCTGCTGTAAAAGCTGATGTGCCAGGAATACCACTAACACCAGAGAATACGACTAAGTCTCCTACATTTAAACTTGTGCTTGAAGGACAGCTGACAGTTACGATGTTTGAACTATTTGTTGTAGTAAAAGCATTTGTTAATGATTGTTGTCTAGACGCTTCAAGTGGATGAATATCGTAAAAAGCACC